CCTCTTAGGATTTCTCCCCTAACCACCCATAAGGTGGTTAGCCGCGTAGGCGCCCTCCCAGGCGCCTACGCTATGGAACTGAAGTCCCATGGGTCCGGTCCAATCCCAAAATGGGATTGACGCGCGGACTACTTTGACACGACGACGTTCTCCCGGATGGTCACGTAGCATAAGCCACGAGGGTCCATCCGCCCACGCAAAGGGGTTAAGCCCCTTACGTGGCCCGGGATCAAGAACGTTGTCGCCACGCTTCGCATATCCGCCAAGCACAGTAATCTCTGCACCATAGGGGTTGAAATCCCTATAGCCGAGAATCCTGGCCTGTTCGGCACTTTCAGGTAAACACCTTTTGCGAACGGCACGTTTTAGTTTACGGTAAGTAAACCAATAGGCGTCGTTCACTTTGGGGCGAGTGAACCTGAACGGGACCTTAACTCCAGCGTCGTCCGACTCGCTCAATGGAACCTGAAGGGGTTTAAATCCCAAGATTTCAAGGAGCAGTCGAATAACACTGGGGAGTGGAATCCCAGTGACAGCAGACCACCGATTAAGGCGATTGATTGCTGAATATACGTCTGATTGAGTCTCAAGGCTCTTGATATATACACCGCGCACAAAATGCCCAGCGTAATAATCATGGCCGCAGGACTCGCGGAACAGACCAGTACTAAATGATTTGTTGTCATTTACCTCAAAGCCAAGTAGTGTAAGCAGGCGAATCGTCGCTGCATAGGCATCAGCCTGTACAACGATATCATCGCCGAATACACCAAATTGCGTCTTGGGGCAATTGGAGGCTAAACCCTTCAATTGGTACACGGCCCGAACCGCACTCGCGAAGATGGCAGTTTGAAGGGGAAAGGTAAAACCGTTCCCCATCGTACTGATCATCCTGAGCTCCTCTAAGGAACCATCTGGGAGAATGGTTCTTTCGCAGCGAGCAATTCTTAGGTAACCCAAAAGGTTACTTGGAACGCTTTTCTGCATGAGGTCCCAGCTGATGCTGTCGCTTGCTGAGGCTAAATCAATTGTTCCAAAAGAACCGTCGATCGAGCCTTTCCGAGCGAGTTCACGATTATAGTCTGGTTGAGTACTAAGGCTAATGCCGAAGTGCTTTCGCAGTCTATGCTCAATGAACGCACCGATTGCCTTCTGTAACAACATGTTATAGAAAGGTTCGGTACAGCAAGTGCGCGAGATATCAGTTGTCTTCGGGACGAAAAACAACTTATTGCCTTCTACGATCAGGTTTCTAAAACGGGTTCCTCTGTGCCTTTCGGCAGAGGTCCACGTTGTCGATTCACAGATCGCAGCCCTGTAAAGGGCAACCAGGTACGGATGCGTAGCCGAATGATCTGAGGTAAAGAACTTCGTGTAGAAGCTCTCGCTCTCAGCTCCAAGGCTAGCACCCGGACCTCCGGCGAAGTTTGACCTGATAAAACTTAGGTCAAAGTTCACGTCGTCGGAAACGTCGAAATCGAGCACCTTTGCAAAGTTCTGTTTCCAGTAACTCAGCAAGGTGTGATCGACCTCGCTCAACTCAGCACCCCAAGGGTCAAAACCCACAAGCCGTTGATTGATGTTCTTGAATTTCTCAAGCGCACGCTCATCGGCAGGCAGATTCGTACCCAAGGGAGCCAGCTTCTTAAAGAAACTGGAGCTGAGTTGAAAACAGTTCACCTCCTTAACAGACATATCGGAAGATATGAATGGGTGGGAGGCTGACTGCGTTCCAAGATCGGAAAGCAATGCAGAACGGATCTTTGCATAATCTTGCATCGGATTCTTTCTACATAGGCTCACGATAAATCGTGAGCGGGTTTAGGTTTGCCGGGAGGTAAACCTACAGAACGCCGTTAATCGCGCTATCGCCCACGCCAGCGGATTGCTGAAACAGCGACCCGATGTGCATGGAAAGAGCAGCGCGAATATTGGCAGGATCTGCTGCGTCCGCACCGGCAGGCACCTCGATCATGGTCGTAATGACCATGTTCTTGAACGCCTGGCCAGCGAGGGGCAGAACCCCCTTCCGAGTGATCACCTTGTAGGTGTTCATCGGAACTTTCCTGAGGACCCCGGTAACGGGGTCCACAGGAGCGAGGACCTGCGGATTCGCAGGTTTCCACATTGCCGTCGTGAACGGCGAAGCAACGCTATGGGCATTAACGCCCGTTTGCGTGCCTCCAAGCGCGGTCACCACGACCTGTTTCGCGTTGTTGGCCGGCGGAGTGTCGGCAACATGCGTATAGGTCGGGGTAGTGAGACCGGTTTGGGCTGCCCCGGTAACGGGGCTCGTGAGTCCAAAGGACATAACAACTCCTTAATTCCGTTAGAAACGGAAGGATTTATGATCACGCTGGAAACCAGCGAGGAGAGCAGTCATATTCAAGTACTTCTTGCCGTATTCACCAAATCCTGGTAAATCGGCTTCGAAGGCAGGAATAGGCAGCCCTCCAAGCGGAGTACGCGTGAGGCGGGTTCTGACAACATGAGTATGGCCGAGGCCATTCCCGGAAACTCCAATAACTTTGTAGCCAATGCCGTCCATCACTTGCGGGGGGAAGTAGGGAGTGAGAGTGATCTCATTCTCGTCCTTCGTCCTCGTAGTTAGGCAGACAAAAGTTACATTGCTAGTGGATGTGCATGCGGCACTGAGTACGTCCCCAATATTCGTGAAGTAATCCACGAGGAAAGAGTACGGCATCAGTTCCCATGCAGTCGGTACAAAGTTCTCCAGGGTAAACCCTGAGAGTTCTTGTAACCGGGCCAGGCTTCCATCTGGACCTAAGACGTCCACGTTGAGTCCAACTACATAACTTCGGCCGTAAGTCGTAACACGCCTAACCATCACTTTCGTGTAGTTATACGTGCCGACCTTACGGTCCGGAGTAAAAGTTGAATCAGCGCTTTCAGTCTCGAAACGCCCAACAGCACGGGACCGGTGTTTATCCGGTCCTATGAAGCGGGCTGCGGTGTGGGCCAAGTCGTTGATGTCAGACAACAACGGCTTCCATCCGAACGAGACTTCTAACCACGTTCCAGACACAATATCTGTCCAGATCTTGCGTTTCTTGGTCGCTGGTATATCCGGTCTAATGCCCTTCTTTCGTTTACGTAGAAGAGCGTCATAGCCTTTTATACCTTTGATCAAAGAATCAGCAGGGTGGCGGATCATGTGAAGCGCCTCTCGCAGTTCACCAATAAACTGCAAACCGTTGATCTGCTGTCGCTCCTCGCGGATGCGACTGTAGACCTTCTTCAACGCTTCATTGTCTACGTGGACAGTGTCTATTGACGCGGAAGAGATACTGCCTGGAACGGCAGCACTCTCCATCCCGACAAAGTGCTCCGTCAGCGTTCCCGCTGTCGGTTTACCGAAGTCGGAAAGGCTCGTGGTTTGGTACCCACTTGCCCATGTCAAGACCTTAACCGAATCGAGGGAATAGTACGAAGTGGCATTTTGTGCCTTCTTAATACGATCCCGCCAGTTCGGTACACTTTCGCCTGT